AGATCATCGACACGCTGTTCAAGTCGATTGATTTGATCTTTGATCGAGCTGCCTGAGTTTGGCTTTAGTTCGGAAAGGTAAGATTTAATAACCCAGCGCAGACCCAGCAATAAACTGCTTAATACGGCGCATACGCCAACGGCGACAGCGACCCACTCGTTCAATGTCATTTCGCATTAAGTCCGTAATCAGCTTCGCTCCCTGATTTTGGATCTAATGCCTTGGCTAATGGTGCAACTAATGCTCCAGCCAATACTGCTAACTCTGGTCGAATATCAGCAACAATTGCTAATGCAACAGTAATTCCGGAGGCAGCAACCGCTCTCAAATATGACTTAATTGCAGCCTTGTGTTTGTTTGATATTTTCATGCGTTGCCTCCTAGTAGTGGGATATTAAAGAATTCTGCATTGTTGTCTTGGTCTGATTTGAAACTGATGTGAATATGATGATTATGTTGGTTGATGCCTTTGTATTTACGCCAACGCCAACCTAAGATTGGTGAAGCAATTTTGCCTTCGAAAATTACATAACTGATGCGCCCATTATGTTTCCCGAATAATCTAATTTGATCTGCCAAATATGCTGGAATCCGCTTGTCGTCAGATAGCCGAGCAGTAATGTCCAATGCTCTAACGCAGGCTGATTTAGGGTCGGGGTTATGATCGGATTTTGCTGATCGCATTCTATGCTCCAGAGAAGCAAGCCATCCATCACTTTTGCGATCCCTGTCGGGGAAGCAATCATCTACTTGCTCTCTAAATTGAACAGCGGATTTAGATAACCAAGCCTTCATTAGCCAAGTATCGTTTTGAGTTCATCAGCAGTTAAACCAAGACGATCAAGAATTGCTTTTTTAGCAGTTTCTCTTGATTGTATCTCAGCTCTAACCAAAACATTTTCGGCCTGATCTGCAACAAATTGAGCATATTCAGCATCGTTCATTTCTCTATCAATTACTTCATCAGTTTCAGAATTGTGAATACGCACCATCGGTTTTTTAGATTTTGTCATGTTAATTTACTCCATATACATAGGCTGTGCCACCAGAGAATGAAACATCTCCAATAATATCAATTGAAGTTATTGCTGCTGAACAATCATAAACGAATTGAATGGCCTGAGATTGAAACCTGCTTACGCCGTCATAATAAGCAAGTGCAGATATTGTTCCAAAAACAGCATCAGTATTTGTGTATCTATAAATGTCAATAACTGCTCTAATTTGTTTCATTGGTGTTGTAGTGCTTGTGGTGTGATCCATTAAACTTACTTTGTTTTGAGCATATCTGGCATCATTACCAGCTGAATTCAATATGCCATAAGAATAGAGACTACTTGCATCACTATTTAATCGAATAAAAGTATCATTACTGCCAGACGATAAATAACCATTTTCAATGATAATTTGCAAATGTTTATATGACTGGCTTATGCTGGAGATCGTAGTCGTAGTTCCAGATAAAGTTGTTGTTGATAATAAAGTGCTTCCACCAGCAACTGGTGTTGTCCAAGCAGGAACTCCAGCGGATACTGATAACACCTGACCAGATGAACCAATTCCTAATCTAGCAACAGTTGTTCCACTTGATGAATAAATAATATCGCCTGTTGTTGTTAAGGGATTTGTAAAACCAGTTGCCCAAGATGGAACTCCGCCAGCAACAGTTAAAACCTGACCAGTTGATCCAATTCCAAGTCTTGTGTTTGTGTTTGCAGTCGATGAACGATATTCAATATCGCCAAGAGTTGTTGATGGGTTTAGATTCTTGGTGGTTGTATCAATTGAAGTGCCAAGCGATCTAATCGCAGCAGCACCATCCTTGACCAATGCGGTATCGTCTGGTGTTGTCCAGCTATAGTTAGTAGTGGTTGCCATTTTTCTCCTATTATCAGGCTACGATTGTAGCGTATTCCCATGTCAAAGTATTGCTTAAAGTGTTCCAACGCTCGCCTATTGGAACTGTGTTCCAGCGCATTGCCACCTGACTAAACGCCACAGGCGAAATATTGACTGTCAGGAATAATTCATTAAACCGAGTTCGCCAAGACCAACCTTCAACATATCCTTCAAATTCACCAGCTGAGATTTGTGTTGGTAGATTTTGAATATTCAAAGGCTGACCCATGAAAACGCTTAAAAGGTTATCTCTGTCGCTATCATCTATTTCAGGATTGGTTATAGGGAAGGTGATGGATTGTAAAGCTGCCAACGGAAAGGCTCGCTGGGCAATGTACCGATCTGCCACAGCTTGAGCATCTACGGCTGAATGTAAAACTGAGTTAATGCTTTCAGATTTGTAACCATATAAAGCAATAGATGATGCGCTTGATGCAGTTTTCTGTGATCCAAAATTATTGCCGTAATTGATAAATATGTCATTGCGAATATCGGCTGATCTAGTAATTGTCGATAATCCTTGACCTAAAGCATGGTTAGCATCTAGATCAACATAACCATTGGCTAAAAGGTAAGTCTGTCTATGGTCGGCATCAGCGTAGCCAATATCTCCATTAGATGATTCATACAAATAGCCAAATGCGCTGTCAGCAATAAAACTTGCAATGTTGTAAATTGTATCGGGTTCAGCCGCTCTATTTTCCATTGTGTAAAGACCAGGTTGATCAATCTCGCCCAATCCTTGATTTTCGGCATTTGCCCAAGTAGTCGATGCATCATAAGTTGCCCAAGTTGTAGCTGCTGGAACATCATTCCAAGATCCAAGCAAAACACTTGAAAGCAAGTCGTAAATTTGGTTGCCGTCCTCATCTTGTGAGATTGTGCCGTTGTAGATTTCTTTGGCAAGTTTAACTAAAGATCCCATTGCTAGAATGGTGTAATTAACCACAGTTGCTATTGACCCAGTTGCGCCAACTTCAACAGTAATGTCAGTTATATCTCCACCAAACAAATTAACATAAGATCCGGAACTATTCTTGACTTGCAAACTCAAACTGTCATTAATAGCAAAAGGCAAGGTTTGACCAGATAAAGCAACTAAAGCAATCTGTAAATAAGAGGGGTTAGGCTGAGAGTAAATATCGCTTCGACCTGATTGGTGAGTTATGTCAGCAATTGCAATGTCTGTGTAATCAGTTCCTGCAACAGTCAATTTCCAGTCTGGCGTCCAAACTGTCATTATCGAGCCCTAGTTATCCCGCTGTTGTAAAGCTGTGGAACTGATCTTGATGCACTTTCATTTAAGACTTTTGCAACAGCTCTAGCAGCACCCTCAGAATCAACTGATTGAACTGTAATGTTATTGACTGTTGTGCTTCGAGATTCTCTAGTGTTTGGAGAAATTGAAGGCAATGATGACAATTGAGCAGATGGCGCTGGATTAGGAATTGATCCGATATTTACACCTGGAATTATATTTACCACTCTAATCAATTCGTTTGCAAGCGATACGACCAAGCCAATTGCTTCTCTTAAGAATGTGATAAATCCTGAAACAATGCCAGCAACTGTATTGATTGCTTTTCCAAAACTCTCAGCACCTCTTTGTGTTTCGGCTAATCCTGCGCTTAACCCTTTATCACCAGTTAATCCTGCAATAAAAGCATTTAAGGTTGGGATGCCAGTTTCATTTAAGAATCCAATAAACTTTTCAACCTGTGGCAATAAGGCAACGCCTAATGATTCTTTAGCCTCATCAAATCCAACTTTTAATCTATCAATCTTGCCTTGGAATGTTTCAGCATTTGTAGCTGCTGCACCACCATAAAGATCGGATAACGTTGCTTGAACTTCCGTAAATGAAAGGGTTGATAACTCGGCCTTTGATAATCCAAGACCTAATCTGCCTAAAGCTGTGGTGTTTCCATCTTGAGCCCTACCTAATGCGTTTGCAACTGTTTCGAGTTCTAATCCTCGACCTTTTGAAATATCTAAAGCAAGGTTTAATAATTCCTGAGCCTTGGTTGTATCTTTAGTTGAAACAGCAAGTCTTTGAAAAGCTGGGCGAAGTTGATCATCAGCAACGCCTGTGGCTAAGGAAGTCTGCAGGATCATGTCCTCAGTAGCCTTTATTTGAGCATCAGTTGCCCCTGTAGCCTCTCTAAGGGCATTGGCTAACCTTAACTGTGCTTGCTCATCCTCTATTGCAGCCTTGACCCCATCAATGGCTAATTTAGTGCCATAGGCAACGGCAGCAGCAGCAGCCACCGCAAATGCAGCAGCAGCCTTCTTTCCAAACTCTGAAATCTTGCTTGAGTTATCTTCAACGGCTTTGTCAGCTTCGCCTAA